ACTCGTTGTGATCAGTGATAACTGAGTGCAGCTTAACCGTCTCAAAAATTTCATTACGTGACCAAGAATACATAATAGGGCGGGTTCAGAAGCTTGTCCACACCTTACCCGTCGACGAACCTTATAAAGTGATTCGTTGGATAGTTAATCGTATAAAGTTCTTTATAGATAAAGATCCGTCTACTATGGTAGATAATAAGATAGAAACTGCGAGGGATTGTCCCGGATTTGTGTTTATTAATTTGACACGGTGGGGTGGTGGATTGCACTGTGCCCAGTACATTGATCACCCGCTCCTTGCTCAACTTAAGTTGCTCAGTTGGGCAAATAATTATTATTTATTGATAGGAGAAGGGAAAACTGGCTATTTAGTAAAGAAAAAGCATAATAAAGCACCACAGATTTTGAATATGCTATTAGCCAGTGCTCCAGGAGTTTTTAAAGTTGAATTAGAGTCAAAGAAATATTTTCATTGGTCTATTAGCAGTGAAGGTATTACTAAAGCACCTAATGAAGTGTGTTGGTTGCTAAAAGAGTGGGATCGTAATTTCTTTTCTTCAAAAACTGATTTTTCCCAGGTATGGCAAACTAGCATGCTTGGGATGGATATGTATAAGAATCAGTTTGATGGAGTTCCTACTCTTGAACATTCATTAATTAGAGGCTTGTCTGCTTATAATGTTTGTGTAGGTGGAGATAATTTTGGACCATATAATGTAAAGTCATCTGAGCGCATGGAGGAAAATTTAGGAGCCAGTTTGGGAAAAATGTTTAGAGAGAAAACTAAGCCTAATTTAAAGAAGTTACATACTGCAGATTTTTATTATGGTATGGTTAGGTTTTTTAAGCTCAATAGAGATTTGGATAAAGAAGATTTTCCTATTCCGGTTCGTATAAATGTGTTTAGTGGTGATTCAGTTAAGCTTCCTAATAAAGATGCTGGGTTATTATTTGCTGAGAGTCATAAAGAGAAATGTAAAGATTATGAAGTTGTTTATTTATCTAGTGGCTCAAAACCTCTCTTTGAGGAAGCTATACAAAAAACAGTACATAGGATAATGGTGGAGGCCGTAGCGCATATAAAGAAAGTTGGAAAGGTGCCAGATCATAAAAATATAGAAGATATATTGTGGAAATTATCGCCAAAGGTAGAGTTATTTACTATTTGGGACGATATGGATATGTCTTTCTCTGCTAGGGAGGCAATGAAAACAAAGATGCGTATTTTCTTTATTCCTAATGCAGTTAAGTATGTACTGGATTTTATCACACAGAAGAGTAGGATGATGTTTGAAAGAGGAAGATATATACAAGTCGGAATGAAATGGCTTGATGGAGGAGCGGCAAAATTTTATGATACAATGAATGGAAATAAGACGCATAGGAAGTTTAGGTGGTATGAAGGAGATTGGAGTAAGTATGATTTAAGTATACTTGCTCATGAATTAATGATTTATAATATGACCACTTTGCTTTATTATGAGGAGGGCGATAATAAATATAAGTTATTTCAGTATATTGTAGAATATTGTACGTCGCAACTTGTTGCTAAAGTTGTAAGATTCGTTAATGGAGAATGGAGAATGATTATTGGCGTGATGCCTAGTGGAGATTTTAATACTAGTCATGGAGATAGTTGGATACAGACTATCCTGTGGTTTACTTATGTTAGAAGTGTAGAGAGGAGGATAAAAGCACTTGCTCAGGGATGTCGAAATCGTAATATGATGGTAAAGTATGATGCTTATCTTGCCATTGTTACTGATATACAGGAATCCTTACGCACTTATGATCTAATGATTGCTGTTTATGGTGATGATTATTTGATGTGTGTTCCTGAGTCTCTTGTTAAGTGGATTAATGGTGTAGGATACGGAAATTATATGAAAGAGTGTTTTTACATGGAGCAGAAAGCATCTACAATTAAAGAGTATACCTATTTGCTCACTGAAGTGGATCATCGATATGGAGAAATAGTGAAATTTGGACCTAAGTTTTTAAAAAGGTATCTAATTAATTTTAAGATTGGAGGAAAGGATACAATAGTTGCGTTTAGACCAACTAGAGCAGTTTATTTTAGATGTGTATTCTCCAAGGATTTGGATCTTGATATTTATGATAGCATGATCCGATTGATTGGAATGGCTTGGGACACCATGGGAACTAATCTTGTAGCTTATTCTTTTTGTAGTTTTATGTATGATTCATTACATGATATGGCTAAAGTTACAGGTGACATGGATTCTGATATCCACAATATTATGTTGAAACGTTATTATGATGATCCGGATAAGTTTACTAAGTATTTAAAGAAGGTAGGAAATATCATGTTTGATATGGAATTTCCATCTCTTGATGATTTATTGAGACGAAATATGATGCGAAGCCAAGATCATAATAGATGTAATTTTAATTATTATGATGAATACTAAAGTTCCTTTTATGCTAGTTTTTATCGTGGAGATTTCTAGTGTTGGGG